GTCCAACCAGCAAAAGATGCAGAGTCAGCCAGAGAAACTAATAGTGAGTTTCCTAAAGTTCCAGGGCAACGTGCAGCAAATTCACCAACAACAGCTTGTCCACTACCATAAGCAGCCAAGTAATCATTATTGTTATTGATCTTTAAACCACCGACAGTAATAGCTGCAGTTGCGGCAGCAGCAGTACTAACAAACAATAACGTAGCAGAGCCGTTAGCCACACTACCAGTTGTATGAGATGGACCAGTAGAACCTGTTGTTCCAGCTACTGTAACTGTATATAATCTACCAGCAAAAGAAACGTAAACATTCTGAGCCAATGCTGTAGTAGCTGTCCATTGAGATCCCTGATCAGAACCAGCAAAAGCGACTGATATATTTGGAGCAGCGGTATAACCAGATCCAGCAGAAGTTACTGTGATACCAGTAATAGTGGCAGTTCCTAGAGAAACTGTACCGATCGCTGCATTAGTACCATTAGCAGTAATGTTAATAGTTGGGGCAGTTGTGTAACCAGATCCACCATTAGTAACAGTAATACCAGTAATTGAACCACTAACGATAGTAGCAGTACCTGTAGCAGTAACACCGCCCGCAACTTGAGGCGCACTAAATGTTAGCGTTGCTGCAGTATAACCTGTACCACCATTTGAAAGAGTGACACCAGTAACAGAAGCACCAGAAGAAATTGCAGTACCAGTTGCAGCTGCACCACCTGTAATTTGAGGTGCGCTAAATGTAACAGCAGGTAAAAGAGTTGCATCGTAACCAGTACCACCAGTCACCATAGTGACTGATGTAACTGTACCAGTTTGAGTAGCAACTGCATTTCTAGCTGCAGTTACGTCTGCACGAGAAATTAAGAGAGCATTTGTGTATGACAGGAAGTTCGCTGCAGTAAAAAAGGCTTGCGCATTCGCATCAGTTGGTTTACCGAAGTAACGAACTAATTCGTTCTCGGAACTAACCTGAGTAGGAGCCAAAACTGGACCCCATTGGAAAGCACCAGCAAACGCTCCACGAGAGCTAGATACAGCTGGAACGATCGATGTGTAATCTTTTTCTACGACTGCAACGCCTGGAGATAATTGGAAAGGCATTGTAATTCTCCTTGTTAATAAGTTTTTACTTTAGACAGAAATTTCTTGTCTACATTTTATTTAGTTTTTACAAGTTTTCAATTCAAAAATTCAGTGGAGCCTTTTCAGGACTTCCATCGTCATAGAATCCGAATGGTGTCAATTCCTCTTCAATAGCTTGTATTTGCTTTTTGTACATAATTTCTCTAAGGTTAACATTATTTAGGTCTTTGAAATACGGCTGAGTTGTGACCCATCCAAAGAGCACCAAAGGCATTACCAAATCATCGTGATATCCTTCATCAGCAGCATATGATCCTTTAATTTCTATAAATGTTGAAATTTCAGAAATCGTATCTGCATCGGTTACAAGTAACTTGTTTTCTTCGATCAATGATTTGAAGTTGTGACATCCAATTCTTTTGATCTTTTTATCAGTATTGACACCTAGTTGAGTTTTACCTCCACCAAATCCTCCACCGATATACTGACCCATATTATGGCGATTAACGAATAGAAGATTTTCATATTCTAATTCTGAGTATAAGATATGGGCGACCTGTTCACTCGAGTTAATTTCTATTAATACGTATGCTTCGTTGTATTCTTTACCCACTTTGTATATCACATTGGGATATAAGAGAGGACTAATATCATTCTTTCTGTATTTTGCGACTGTTCTATATGGAACTTCTGTTATATCTATTAATTGGAATGCTGAATAGTCACCACCAACACCTTTTGCTACGTCACAGACCATACAATAAGTATGTCCAGCCTGTGGCTTAACATAAACATCCAATCCATCTTTTGTATAGATGATAGGATCGACTGGCATCTTGGCGATAACATCTGCAGAGATTAAAGTTAAACTAGAACCAAGGAATTTACAAGCAACCTCTTGGTTATATTTAAGTTCACCAAGCATGGCTTTCTGTTCAGCTGCCCACTTATCATCACGACCTGGAATTTCCCAATAAGGAATGAACAATGGTGTAAACCCATTGCGACCATTTTCAGCATCATTCCAAAACTTCCAGAAATGGTTATAGCCGAGTGGTGTAGAAGATAAAAGAATCTTAGTAGTCTGTCCAGCAGAAATCGTTGGATAAACAGATGTAAAGAATTCCTCGGCAACTTGATTTGGGATAATCGCAGCTTCGTCAACATAAAGTAAGTTAACAGATTTACCACGAATACCAGAAGCAGAAGTTGCTGAAGTGAATACTTTAGATCCATTCTCTAGTTCAATATCACCTTTATTCCAAGTAGTGACACCTTGTTGCATCCATTGAGGAAGCAATTCATACATAGTTTGATAACGATTTAAAACTTCACGAGCAGATGTAGCTTTGTTAGCCAAAATCGCTACAGTTTTGTTTGCTTGGAATAAGGTATACCATAAAATGTATGCAGCTGATGTAGTTGTCTTACCCTGCTGACGACCTTCCATTAAAATCACACGACGATTCTGATGGATTATATGTAGTTTATTTTTCTGACACTCATACAGTTTAAACAACTGAAGACCATGGTCAAGTGTAACGATATAGCAATAGTTTTCAATAAAGTAAACGTAATCTTGAGAACACTTAATGTACTCTTGAATATTTTCTGGAGTAAATTGTACAGTTACACCAGCAGCTTTTAAGTTCGAATTCGAATTATAAATTTCAGCCATGTTTAGAAATTCGAAGTCCAGTCTTCTGTTGTTACAGTAGCTGTGGTAACATCACCTTCTGCAGTATAAACTCTATTTGCATTTGCGAAGTTTTCATTTTGACCAACATTGGCATACACAGTACCAATAACTGCTTGATTTGACATTGGTCCAAATAGGTTTAATTTCATTTGGAAATTTAATGTATGAACCACTGATCTTCTAGTTTGAAAATCGCCATCGTATTCATCTTGTACTTGAATAGAATTTAATACAATGGGAACATCAATAACAACACCCATATCTGGCACAGCATTAACACTTAATGTATACTCTGGTGTGAATGTTGGGAGAATCTGTTCGATAATTTGAAGACCATCTTCTTGTGTTTTAGTTAACACATACAAAGAAATATCTAAGTTGTATGGGACTGGTGTGTACATAACTGATTTGTTAAGACTATTACCAGATTTAATCTGCTGCATACGATTAGTCTTACGAGCAGCATCATAATTGTAACCAGTGATCTCAAAAGACATTCTTGGGAGAACAGTGTTTACGTTATTTTCTAAAGTTGGATCTCCATCAATTCTAACTAACCATTTTTCTTTTGGTGCATAGGCAAGAGGAATCTGCAAACGCTGTAGTGTAGTTCCAGTAACAGAGTCACCTTGTTTGCGATCAATATAGATGTCGCTGAATAAACGACCAAAAGCAACAATGCTTTTTCGAATTATTCCATGATAGTATACGTTATCGTTAAGCATTGTTTATTTCACCGAATGGATTTGATTCATCAAAATTAATAACATTAACAGATTCTTTCTTGAATGAATTATTGTCAGCGAAAGAGTCTGCTGCTTTGTCTATATTAGTCTCGATAGTAGCAGTTGCTTGAGCACCAATTCCACCACCTCCAGTAAATTGTACGACTGGAGCACTTTGATAACCAGTACCACCATTTGTAATAGTCACACCTGTAATTTTATTAAGGTTTGCTCCAGAGGTTCCCCTAATTGCTGTAGCAGTAGCACCAGAACCACTTCCACTAACAAATGAAACTGTCGGAACAGAAGTATATCCAGATCCAAGATTGGTCATAGTGATACTAACAACCTCACCACGAGAACTTCTGGTAGTATTAGTTGTGAATGATTTTAGAGATTCGAATGCATCTACAGCAGGTATACCAGTATCGATAAACTCAGAAGCATATTGAAACAATTCAATTTGCAGTTTGTAAACATAAAGTTTACCAAGTTGATAAAATGGATCTTGATGTTGAACAAATTTGATTTCAAACAACCCCTTTGATAGTGGGAAGTAAATCAAATCACCTTCGTTTGGGCGACTTGGAATTGTAGTTACTCCATAGCGCCCAACAAACTGTTCCCATCTTCTACGTGCGCATACCAGAGTGGCAGATTGTTCAATCATTAAACCAAACTTCTGAATAAAAGCACCTTGTCCTGCAAACGAGTCTACGTTCTCGAAGTACATTTCAATAGGAAATGCAGACTTAAATTGAGAGAGACGATCTTCACCAAGAATATTATCCTTAGAAACCAAAGTTCTAGGGATGTACATAACTTCGTTACCGTAAATACGTAACGATTCTATGATCAAATCCTCAATTAGGAACTGTTCGTTTTTAGTTCCCTGAGAGAAATAAACATTTGTTGTTGACATTTTAGCCCATTATGAAGTTTAGTGGCGCAGACTTGGTAATTAAATCTTGTTCTAACATCTGTATTTCTGCAATTGCTTCTTGGTATAGTGTATCGCCATCTAAAACAACTCCACCTGGAAGTTGAATACCTTTGAATTTCTTAAGGTTTGTTCCCCATTGTTTCTTAAACAATGCAGATGTATATTTCTTTAGCCAAGTCTCGTTCCAAACTTTAGACCAAGTGGTAGGATCCATTGCACGATATCCTTTAATGATTATGTAATCACCAAGAAATAAATCTGAGTCCCAGTTAATGTCTAAGTACATGCGATCTTGGAGTCTATTGAATCTAAAATCTGCTTTACCATTTAGAGTCCAATCAAGTAAGTCTAAATGCTGCATCACAGTTGTATAATAAATGATTGATGTAGAAGTTAAATCATACAAGTCATTTAAACGCAACTGGTATTGCAAGTCGAACATATTCTTAGAAGAAGATGCTTGCCCAATGTTAAGAATACCTGTTATACCCCAAACATAATCTGGGACAATTATGTATTTGTTATCGTACTCTCTTAGAGTGATAGAACTAAGAGTAGCATTATGTCCAGCAGAACCAGTAATTGCTTCACCTGCAGTAAATGTTCCAGTGACCTTTTTAACTAATAGTAATGTTCCATTAGATTTTCTTTGAGATTCTACACAAACTGTTGCTTTTGCTCCAGAAGAAACACCTGTAATTATTTCACCAGTATCAAATGTACCAGCCACGCTAGCTGTTAGAGTGATCTCAGAAGCACGTATAAGTTGTTTTAAATAAATTTCTTCAATACCATCATAGTGATATTGTCTCCAATAATCTAACGATTCATCAATACGATCTTCTAGTTGATCATCATCTACGTTAATTTCGAGTACAGGTGCACCCAAGTCACGGAGACAGTATTGTTTTAAACCTTCTCTAGTTGTTGGGATTGCCATATATTATACCTTGAATAAAGTTGCTTGACCTTTTATTGCAGAAGTTCCAGAAGAACAAGTAGCAAAGATCGTTAAAGTTCCAGCAGAGATAGATCCACTAAATGTAGTATTAGTAGTTGCACTTTGCATTTCATTGGCAACTGTGTAGTTTTCGTTAAATGTTACAGTAGTACCATCATGCATAAACAACATTTCCATAATTCTATAAACAGAACCATTAGTGATTGACAGTACAACTTTACCAGAACGATACACAGAAGAAGATAAAGTAGTTATTGCTGTGGCACCAGTTCCAGAAGTTGAACCACTAAATGCTACGATATCGTAGATGTTAGTCATTACTATCTTTTTACCAGAGGCAACTGTTAAATCATTGTTAACTGTTGTAGTACCAGTAGATGCACCTAAGTTTAGTGCAGTTGCTGCACCACCTAAGTTTAAAGTAGTGGCAACTGTATTATATAAGTTCTGAGTGGTATTAGATCCAACAACAGTTCCTGGACGAAGAGTCAAGGTAGCAGAAGTGGCATTACCAATCGCTAGTGTAGTTGCTGCACTACCAATATGGAGAGTAGTAACTGATGAGTTAAAAACTGAAGCAGTAGTACTAGTTGTAGCAATTACAGGAGAAGCGCCATTCAAATTCAATGCAGTGGCATTACTTAATGTAACAGTTTGGTTAGCGATAGTCGCTGTACCTGTAGATGCACCTAAGTTTAGTGCAGTCGATGCACCACCAATATTTAAAGTAGTTGCTACTGTATTAAATAAGTTTTGTGTTGTTTGTGTTCCAACAACAGTTGGGTTACCAATAGTTAATGTTCCACTATTAGCACCTAGAGTAATCGCAGTGGCAGAACCACCAACAGTAATAGATGTTTGAGTAGAATCATTAAGAACAGCATTAGCAGTTAGAACTGATACGTTGTTGATCTTAAATGTCTTACCAGTAGCAAGATTCCAGTTTTCACTAGAAGTCCAGTTAGCATTAGTGCTATCCCAAGTAATAGTCTTATCGGTAGTACCTTTAAGACGAATACCACCGCCATTGGCAGTAACATTAGTTGGAGATGCAACAGAACCTAATTCAAATTCAATATCATCAACAGAAGTTACTGTTGAGTTAATTGTTGTAGTTGTGCCGTTTACAGTTAAGTTACCAGTAATAACTGTATTTGCATTATTGATTGTTAGTGTGCCAGTTGCAGCACCTATAGAAATAGTAGTTGCTGCACCACCGATATTTAATGTAGTAACTGTTGAGTTGAATAGGGAAGCAGTAGTACTAGTTGTAGCAATTGCTGGAGACGCACCATTAATGTTAAGAGCAGTAGCATTGGCTAATGTTACTGTTGAGTTATTAACAGTCGCTGTACCACTTGCAGCACCAAGAGAAAGTGTAGTCGCTGCGCCAAAAGCATTAACAGTTGTTGCAGTAGCGTTAAAGACATTCTGAGTAGTTTGTGTTCCAACTAAAGTACCAGTATAATCTTTAAGGTTAGTTCTATTCCACTGACCAACTTGAGTGGCAGCAGTGCCAGCTGCATCTTCAGCAAAGAAATCTAGATCACCATTAGAAGCATTGGCAGAAGTTTCTGCTTGAATGTATGTAAACTTATCTACAGAAGATACACCACCAAGAGAAGACCATGCACCAGATGAATAACCCTCGAACGAAGTGATTGTAGAGTTGTAACGAACCATACCAGCAGCAGGAGAAACTGGACGATTACCAGTTGTACCCACTGGAAGTGTCCAATGGCTAGTACCAGTAGCTGCAATAATATTCATACCAGCTAAACTAGTAGAAGAACTACCCAGAGCAATAACAGTAGAACCGATTGTTACGTCTGCAGTCGCCCAAGTAGGCGCATAACCAGCACCAGCAGAGCGCAAGAATGTACCTGATGCACCAGCAGTAATGAATGTAGATAAACTTGTATCTGCTTGAATAACTAACTGACCAGCAGAACCGCCAGCGATGTTAGTAGCAGTAGCAGCTGTAGTAGAAGTACCAGCTGCGATAGAAGAAGCAGCAACGAATGTCGGAGCACCAGCACCACCAGAAACTAGAATTTGACCAGAAGTACCAGCTGCAGAAAGAGCAAGACCACTGGCAGTAGAATACAGAACAGCACCAGCTGCTGGGCTGAGAGCAGAACCTGTACCACCATAACCTAAACCAACAGCATTACCCTGCCAAACAGAACCAGTACTAAATGTTTTATTTAAAGCAGTTTGTGCAGAGATGTTATTAAGCATAGTGGAACCACCACCTGCGGTAGTTCCATCGTGTAGACGAATCGTTTTAAGATCGGTGTCAACAGACAATTCACCCTGCGCTCCAGTGAACGCATTATTTTGTGTAGTTGTACCTCGTCTAAATTGTACTTGTGTTGACATAGTTTTCCTCTAATTCGATATATTTAGGCTTGTGCTTCTGACCAGAATAGGTTAATATTGGCAGTAGCAGTATTGGTAGTTAGATTTTTAACAACAACTGCTAAGACGTCTGGACCATCTGGATAATTTGAGTAACCACCAATTGCTGAGTTTGTTAATTCTTTAAGGTTTGATAAGTCAATCTGCGCAAATCCAGCTGGTTGACCCAACGTACTAAAGTTTTGTTCTCCTGGAGATGCAGTAGTTGAACTACTTGTAGAAACTTGAGCGAACGAAGGTTGAGAACCAAGAGCAGTAGTATTAACCGCTGTCCAAGTTAATGATGACGCATCAATATTACCTGGATTTAAAATGCCGTAAACCTGTACTGACTGATCTGATTGAATTTGTAATTGCTGTAGTAATAATTGTGAACGATTAATAAGATCTCGATCTCCAAATTGACCAGCAATTGAGTTTGATACGGACGGTGCAAGTCTTAAGAAGAATGCAGTTTTAGTTTGACCAGATGTTAATGCAATTCCAGTTGCAGCGTAGTTAAAATAATAACCACGATCTGTATCAAAGTTACCATCCATAATATATGAAGAACCCCAGTGATTGATAATTGGAGAGCAAGTGCAACTAATAAGAGTCACTGAGTTAAATCCATTACCAACAGCATGAACTGCAGCTGCACCACCAGAGAATGTTTTAGTAGATCCACCAACGAACATAGAGAATGTTGCTGCTCGAGTTAGTCCAGTTAATACATTACCTGCTTTACCAGTAAATGAAATGTATTCACTATCAACTAATACAATGCCACCAGTAGATGGAAATCTTGATGCATCTACTAATGTCATGCTTGTTTGACTGTTTGTCATAGTTGCAGCCAAACGATCTCTAGCAGATTCGTTAATCGCTTGATAACGAACAGTAGTATTACCTGTGCGCATATATGCTTCATCATTTACGTTATTCTGTTTCATGCGATGAACTTGAATCATATTACCATCACCACCACGAACTATAAAGTCAATAAAACCAGCACCATACCATGAGAATGAAATCCCCAACATCTGCATTTTGTTTAGGTTAATATTGTAACCAGAGATACCAGTACCATCGATCTTATCAAAATTAAATTGTGATTGTGGAATGCGAGTATCAATTACGTGAGCAATTTTAATACCAGATGAATTATTAACACCACGGTATTCTGGATTGATAGACATAGTGTTATCATCAGTAATAGAACCAACACGATATGTCATACCACGAATAACGATAGAATCACCAACTTTTAATTGTTGAGTAAAACGACAGTTAGTTCCAGCAACAGATTGTGAACCAGCAGTTACAGCAACGAATCCTGATAACTGATAAGTCGCAGATCTCTTAACGACTGCTAATTCTTGACCATCAAATTCCCAGAATAATCCATTTTGATCATCAAATGGACCGCATCGAGTAGAAGCACCAATCCAATTTTTAACAGTAACACGTGGTAGATTAGTAATAACAGCAGAAGTAGAACCAAGAGTCTGAATAGCATTAACTGTAAATGACGATTCATTAACAATAGTTCCTACACCATATGTACCATTATAACCAGAAGTAACAACACCAGCAATTTGAATAGTTGCGCCAGCCTGTAGACCATGGTCAATTTCAGTGGATACTGTAATTAATGAACCAACAGAAGTTGCTGCTGCAGAAATTTGGTCTAAGTTCATAACTGGATTAAACAGAACACCTGAAGTCCAGAGCATACCTTTACCAGATTGGTAACGCATATATTTTTTAGTTTGACGAGAAACAGATGCACCATGAGACGGTAAGAATGTACCAATGTTAACACCACCATCGAATGGTCTGTGTTGAACATAAGCATCAGAACGAGTATATGTTGTAGCTACGATAGACGCATTTGCTACTGCTCCACCAACTCGAGCAGTAAATGTAAATGTATTTCCAGTGGGAACTGATTCAACGAAGAAGTTACCACCCATTAGGTCATGATATACTCCAGAAGAAGTAACAATGTTAACGATTGGAGCACCAGCCACTAAACCATGGTTGGCAGAACATGTTACAGTAATGATAGAAGGAGATGCTGCATTAGAAACATATCCAGTGATTGGTAGACCAGCACCAGCATAAAAGCCACCACGACGAGCATATGTAGACTGATTCCAAATAGAAGATCCATTAGTTCCAACAATACCTTTAGCAAAGAATGTAAAGGTAGTAGAAGTTGGCACAGCTGTTACAACGAAAGCACCTTCAGCACGAGCAGCATTTGATACACCAGCAGTACCGAAGATAATAACTGGCTGAGCCACAGAAAGTCCATGCGCCTGTGAACATGTAACTGTCATAACAGATGGATTACCACCATCTGAAGTAATGTTAGTCATGAACAAGTCAAGTCCAGGTTTTTCGTAAATACCTGGAATACCACGAATGTCAGAATAGTTCTGCCATTTAGTTGGTTGTAATCCATACTCAAAGTCAGCGTCAATTAACGCTTGGGGCATTGCCACCCTCTGGCGTTCAATAGCATCAACACCGAATGCGTAAGGACGAACGATGTTACCAATTTGTTTTGGCGCATCAGTATAGATAGCAATTTTATCAGTAGATAACATTGAAGCAGTATCAGCTGCGAATGTTACAGTACTTGCACCAACCTGTTCAGAATACTGTGCTGTGCTACCCATAAAAGTAACATCATCTGGATCATATACGATTGTACCATTCTTAGTAGGGTCACCAATCGCATAGACGTTTGTTTGTTGAGTTTTATTTGCAATAATCAAAAGTTGAGTTAAATCAACTTTACCAGGAAATTTTACTGTACCATATCCTGCTGCATTTGGAGAGAAGATGTATTTTTCAATTAACTGACGTGCCATTGTATATCCTTAGAATCCGAAAATAATAGAGTAACCAAGATAATCTGATTTGATCGATTGGTCTATGTTGTTTAATGAGATAATACCTGTAAAACTTAGTACACCCAAATCGTAAATACTGTTGGCAATTTCAGTAATTGTACCTAACTCTTCTGTGATAGTTACGTTACCATCATAGACGTATCCAAGATCTGATTGAGAAGTGGCAAAAACCGCAGAAGCAACAACTGCATTTGAATCAGCGTTAATCCATGCGGAACCTGTATATGTTAAAACTTGTTGTGCTGTTGGTCCACTAATCGCAACATCACTTAATGTTGATAGTGCTGGACTGGGTGCTGCTGTCCAAGTAAGACCAGTTGGTCCACGTGCAAGGAATTGTCCAGAACTTCCAGTACTACCATTAATAGAAAGTAGCGTAGTAGAAGTTAATGCAACTGTACCACTAAGACTTGGAGATGTTAAAGTTTTATTTGTTAGGGTTTCAGTGCCAGCTAACGTAGCAAAATCGCCATCAGTTAATGCTGTATTAAACTGTGCTGTTGTTCCACTAATAGTATTACTACCAAAAGCGATTGTTTTGTTTGTTAGGGTTTGTGTACCAGTTAAGGTAACATTTGATGCATTATTCGAATCGTTTGAGAACGATTGAATTGCATTGGAAGAGTTTTTGAAATACAGTTTACCATCAGCATAGTTTAATGCCAATTCACCGTATGCCAAATCACCTGCAACTGGAACTTTTGCTCCAACAGATGATTTCTTGAGTATGATTTGATTACTCATTCATCTTCCTAAAAAGGTTATCTGGGGATAAGAATCCCCAGTATTATACTATATTTAGTTAGTACGTACCACCATCGATATTGAATCCATCGAGAGTAGAAGTACCAGCACCAGCACCAGTAATATTACCTTGAGCAGTAATAGTACCACTTGCATTTAATGTAGTGAACGCACCAGTGTTTGTAGTAGTGGCACCGATTGGAGTATTGTTAATACTACCAGTAGTGATTATCGCACCAGTGATTGTTTTATTAGTAAGTGTATCAGTAGTGGCACGACCAACTAAAGTATCAGTTGAAGTTGGTAGTGTTAAAGTACCAGTATTAACAATAGTTGCGATAACTGGAGCAGTTAAAGTTTTGTTAGTAAATGTTTCAGTACCAGCTAGTGTAGCAAGAGTGCCAGTAACAGGTAGTGTTAATGTAGTATTAGCAGTTGCAGTTAACGCAGTAGTAAACGCACCGATAGTGCTTAAACTACCACCAAGTGTAATAGTGCTAGATCCATTATTAACACCAGTACCACCATAAGTTGAACCAACGATAGTACCTTGCCAAGTACCAGTTGCGATAGTACCAAGAGTAGTAATAGTTGCTTGACCAACATAACTTGAAGAGATGTCAATCGCATCAGCAGAAATAGAGATACGGTTATTAGTACCAACTGCGTTTAGAGTATTGCCAGTCTTAGTTAAACCATCACCAGCGATAACTTGTCCAGCACCAGAGAATTGAACATAGTCAATTCCAGTAGTACCAATTGTAATAGATCCATTAGTAGTTACAACGAAACCATTATCAGCGTTTACTGTACCTTCTTGAACGAAACAGAAATCTCCACCTTCAACTTCTAGAACAGTGACATTACTATCATTGTCAATAGCACGAGTAAGAACCCAGTTTGTAGAAACAGTACCAACAGTTGTTACTGTATAGATACCATTTTGGAAGGCAGTTGATTGATCTTTAACAAGAACTCGTTGTCCAGCAGTTAATACGATCGAATCAATTGTAAAGGCAGCTTGAGATCCAGAGTTAGTTAATGTAGCACCAACACCAGAAGATCCGTTAGCATATGTTGCAGCTAGGTTTGCAGTAGTTGCAGCACGAACAGCATCTTTAACTTTTAGACCAGTCTTAACAGCATCAACATAGTTCTTAGTAGCAGCATCGCTAGACTGAGTAGGTTCAGCAACAGAAGTAATACGCTTGTTGGCAACGTCAACAGTACCAGTACCAGTTGCAACTAAGTTTACACTGTTATTACCAGCTGCAGCATTAACAGTCATATTGCCAGAAGTGGCAGTAATGCTAGTTGCTAAAGCAGCACCAAGAGTTGGAGTAACTAGAGTTGGGCTGTTAGAGAATACTAGAACACCAGTACCAGTCTCATCAGAGATAACGCCAGCAAGTTCAGCAGAAGTAGTGGCAGCAAATACGCTTAGTTTGTTTGCTACATAAGCAACAGTACCACCAGCACCGAAAGCAATAGATGAAGTATCAGTACCAGTTAGAGTTAAAGTATTGCTTGCAGTAAAGGTTTTACCATCAGCAATAGTTAAAGTAGAACCAGTGGCAGGAGCAGTAATTGCTACTTTATTAATAGAAGTAGCAGAAGCAACACCAAGAATAGGAGTAACAAGAGTTGGAGTATTAGAGAATACAACAACACCAGTACCAGTCTCATCAGAGATAGCAGTTGCTAACTGAGCAGAAGTAGTAGTTAGTGTATTGTTTGCTAAGTTGATAGACTTGTTAGTAAGTGTATCAGTTGTTGCTTTACCGACTAAAGTATCAGTTGCAGCTGGTAGAGTTAATGAATTTGTTCCAGCAACAGCTGATGCAAGTACAGTAATTGTACCAGAAGTAGAACCATTAAATGTAGCACCTGTAGCACCAATGGTTGCACCATTGATTATTGGGCTAGTTAAAGTCTTATTAGTAAGTGTCTGAGTACCAGTTAAAGTAGTAACAGTTGAATCAATATCAAAAGTTACACTAGTAGCAGCACCAACTTTTGCGACAACAGAAGTAATACCAGTACCACCAACAAAAGTCATGGTGTCTGTTAGTAGAGCAAATGCTGACGTACCAGTATCACCAGCGATATTTAAAGTAGTTGCTAAAGAAGCACTACCTGCAGCAGTTAATTGACCTTGTTGATTAACAGTGAATGTTGGAATCGAAGTAGCAGAGCCATAAGTTCCAGGAGTTACCGCAGTATTAGTTATTGAAATGGTAGTAGTATTACCAACATCACTTGGTGTTACAGTAATACCTGTACCAGCAGTTACTGCTCCACCAACTGTATCAAAGATATACTCAGCAAGAGTATCAGTCGTACCATTAATGTACGGATTATTAAGAACTAATTTACCAGTACCATTTGGTGTAAGGTTAATGTTACCATTGGTGTCAGTAGATGATAATGTGTTACCAGTTAATTGAGTATTACCAACTTTCCAAGTATCGATCGTACCAGTTGCAGAAAGAACTGGAATTGAGGATGCACTAGTAGTTAATGTGCCAGCAACTGATGCGTCAATTAAACCAGTGTAGTAAGTACCACCGATTACTAAGTGGTTAGCAGCATTACCTGAGGTCTCTGTGCCCATACCAATGTATAGACGATTACCACCAGCCCCATTAAGTGCTGAATACGCTAATTCACCAGCACCCAGTGTAGCTGGATTCCCTGAAACCGATGAGCGTTTTATTCTAATTATTGATGCCATCTTTTATT